GTCTGCCGCCGATACAGTCTCTGATATTGCCGCTGTAATTACTGGCGCTGCGTCTACAGAATCCTGTAAAACAACTGACTCTGAAACTGATACATCAAATGTGCTGCTCGTTAAGGCCGCAAATGGAGCGCTCGCTATAGGGCCAAAACCGAACATAACTTATCAAGCAGCCGTAAGCTGCCCCTCATCAAACCAACGCTCATGTGTAACGCCAGCATCGTCAGTCCAGCCAACTAGATACTGGATAGTGCCATCTTCCAACATACGCAACGACTGCACCGGGCCTTGTGGCACTGTAGCCGTCAGCTTTACGATTTGGTCTTTCTGGAATGCGGTAGCCATATACCCTCCTTAAGCAGCGTCGGCGTTGAATGTGTACGTCACGTTCAGCGTATCGCCAGAAGCAACGATCTTGTCACCGCCAGTAAAGTCGCCCTCGGAGAACAAAATACCTGACGTACCAGTAGCGACACTCGCCAAAAACGCGCCCGCAATCGTACCGCCCGACCCACTAATTGCGAACACAGCAGGAGACGCGCTGTTGCTAATTACCGATGGATCCGCCAACGTCGGGGTACCAAATGTCACAGCCTTGCGGTTACCGGCATAGTCTGTGTACTCCGTCCAGCCGCCTGATCCTGACGCACCGTGCGATGCCAACGTATCTGTCGCCGTGTAGGTCGTGTTCGCCGCAGGGCCAAGCACCAAACCAAGATACCAAGCAGCGGTATAGATGGAGCCTTTGAAGTACTTGTTGTTCAGATCTTGTAGACCTTCGTTAACAACAAGATTGTGAAACTCATCTTCCCACTTGAGCTTTCCATCAGGGCCGTAGCAGGTGACTTTGAACACGCCACCAAACTTACCCCGCCCATCCGTTGCCGCGCCACGCTGAATGCTTGCGTTAATAAGATCGCCAAGTTTAGCTACTTGAGGATGCATAGACATGATTACTCCTTATTCAATACGAATTAGCGCCGTGGACGCTGTGTTAGCTGGCATTTGGATTACGAAAGCAGGCGACATCGTTTTGTCGCTACCAAAGTCAATCACCGCTATTGAGGCGTTCGACTGGGTGTTGTTGTAGATCAACGCGCCACGCGCTGTAAGCGAAGCCGGATCCCAAGTAGGATTGTTAAAGGTTACGTAAGCAGTAGTCTCAGATGTAGAGATGGTTACGTTAGACAGCGCAACCCCGCCAGCTGTATACCCTGTTCCGGTTATTTCATTAGTCGTGGTGTACGCAGTAGTCGTTTCATCGATTGATGCCAACGCCGTATAGAGCGCAATCTTCAACGTGTCTGTCGAAAGATCCTGCGCCCCGGTCAGCATCTGCTGCTTGAAGCTGGTAGTTAGCCCCTGGCGAATAGTCATTACGTCACCTTAACTCTAACCTGACCAGACCTGTAAGCATCCTGACGCTCCAGACCATCACCCAGACGTTTCAGTTCACCCATAGCTTCGTTGTACTTAGCGTCCACATTCTGGATGAGATCAATCTCACCCTTCATGAACAGATACGCTTCGCGCAAAGCACCGTACAAAAGCGCAGGATCATAGTTATCACTGAGCCAAGTTGTACCAGCAGTGACGATCGACTCGGGGTAGTAGTAATAGTGTAGTTCAACAGTGTACGATTCATCCGGCGTTGGCCCCAAGATAAAGCTCAACTCGTTGCTGATCACGCCGCTGGTAACCGTCGGCCCAAAGATAGCGTAGTAAGCCGGAAGCCCCTGATCACTAGGATTGGGATACGCCTCACGGATGAAGTTGACATCCTTATCCAGCAGGTAGGTGTACGAGTTATTGTTGTTAATAACCGCCATTGAGTACACCGCCAAGAAGTCAGTTGGCGCGGAAAGGTATTGGACGCCGCTGGTAATCTCACCAGTCTGGTTCCTACGCAGGGCAGGAATCTGCACCGAGTTATAGATGCGCGTCTCGGCCTGACGTATGAACGTGTCAATGTACGCCTCAAAATCTGAGTCGTAGTTCTCCGTGTACGCCTTGATGGCGTTGACCAGCTCGGTGTATGTCACAGGTTACCCCATCTTGCCACTGATCTTGCGGCCTTTGGTAGCAGCGCCATAACCGCGCATCTCACCAACACCGTAAGGATTGATCGGCTTGTAGTTGCCCTTGCTGATGCCACCCACCGACGGGTTAATCTCATTCAGCACGTTCGCACCAGGCGTGTACTTGCTGTAAGTGTCGATGCTGGTCTTGCCGCCATCCATTGTGTGCGGCTGGGCGTATGTCGATGCCTGGCCAACTTCCTTGCCCTGCTGCTTCATCGAAAACTTAGCCATTATTTACTCCTTGAAGAGCCACGCTGGTTCATGGCACGAGCCATATTGCGTCCGTATTTTTTCATGGCTTCGCCTGTAACGCCACCTTTTGCCATGTTGTGCATGCGCTTTTCATGACCTTTGACAGCTTTGCTTGCAATCGACTTCATCTTGCTGGTATCCATTTTCTACTCCTATACAGTGTTTGTTACCGTTACGCTACCCACTACCGTTGTGGCTACTAAGTTATTAGGGGTCAAGCCTGCATCGTTCGCGCTCGCCCCGCCAATCGGGTTCCATCCCCACTGAATAATCCTGCTACCGCCGCCTGGATACCCAGTCTCATCTTCCGCAGGACCAGTATTAAACTTGGTCTGAATCCCCGTGTAACCAGACTGGATGTAACTCACATCCGGCCTTGGTTCCCGAACCGCCTGCGGGTCGTTCACCGGGTACATACCAAGACTTAACTGCGGCTGATCAGGTTCCCAACAGCTCTTACACACCTTGATCTTGACGTTCTTCGTCTTGATCGTCAGCGTCTTTAACTCTTTCAGCAAGTACCTAAAGCCACATCGATCGCATTCCGCAATCGACTTCTTACCGGCAGCATATTTACTAGGCATACCTTACCTGTAAGTAATCATCCGTGGCACCAACCGATCGGGAGCCTTCTCACGATCCTCGCCCGCTGCCATCTCCCAAGCCTCGTCATACTGCTGCTTCAACATCGGCACCCGTGGCAACGCGTCCGGCAGCTTCACAGCCAGCATGTACGCCAAGCCCGCCACCAAACAGTTCTGGAAGCGAAATGGAATATCTTCCACATTCACACCGTTGCCGGCGTCATACATCCTGCGCAGCCGCCAGTACACAAAGTAGTAGTACGGCGATTCCAACGTCCCCTGATCCGGCGTTGGCCACACATTAATCTGCGGGTACGCTATCTCACCATCCGTTGTCTGACCAGACTGACGGTTCACCCAAACCTGAATCGGGCGCCCCTGTGTCAGTTTGTTTGGGATAGTGGAGTAAGTGGATACCGAGATCCGGTTAATGTTGATATCAGTCTGGTTGGCAGTAGAGCCAGGGAAAGTACGAATAACATGCTCAAGAAGATCAACGGTGTCGATAGGTAGATCATAAGTATGCGTCCCTTGTACTAGCGTGATTTGACCCTGCTCAATCGTCCACAGGTTGATACCCCGGTTCGCCCACTCTGTCAGCAAGAAGTTCAGGCTGCGGCGGGCAGTACGGAAATCATAGCCACTACGCAGCTCAAGCCCACAGCGCTCAAACGCCTCTTCAATAAGGTCATTGAGCGTAGGATTAAAACTGGTAGTACTAGTGGTTTCTGCCATTTTTACACCATTTTTCCGCGAGTTTTACCGCGTTGAGCGCAACCATCCGCACGAGATGATGCAGATTTTACGGCCCCGCCCTTCTTAAATTCTTTTTTGTAATTGACGCCAACAGCCCAAGGTTCGCCCATACCCTTTTTGCTTTTCTCTCCATAAAACTCTATAGAGGAATCAGGACTTAACTTTTTCCGGTATTTGCCACCATACCTTGTTGACATTAATTTATTGTCAAAGTTTTCCCCAGCCATAGCCATTAAGTCTGCGTATGCTTCTAGGTCATCTTCATCATCTAGTTTCTTTTTGCCGGTTACTCGTCCGCCACCGACAACAAATTTCTTATCCCCTTGCAACATTTGAGGCATGAAGCTTAAGTCTAAGTCTTTCTCAGCCATCACTTCCTCGCCATACGCATGTTGTCGATCAGGTTGGGATAAGGTCTACCAGCAGCTTTAGCCGCAGCCTTGGCCGCAGACTTCTTCGCGGAACTTAGCTTCTTAGGCTTACCAAGACCTTTAGGGCGAGGCTGATCCCACACTGGGCCACCATTTTTACGAAGTTGTTCAACACTACCCCATTCTTTAGGAGTTTTTAACCCGTAATTTTCTCCAGGTTTAAAGCTAGGCTTATAGCCCAAAGGAGCCGCATCAATCATTTGTTGATACAACTTTTTCTTTTGTGCTTGCTGCGCTTCTGGAGATGGGATTTTGCTGCGCTCCATAAACATTAATTCATCATTGTAATTTCTCAATGATTCTTCAGCCTTTCGAGCAGCAGCCACAGCAGGATTTTCTTTGGCACTAGTATCCCCACCACCAGCAAACTTTACTTGCCCGCCCTTTTTATAGACCGTCACGGGTTCGTTGCCGTCCCGTTTCTTGATCTTGCTGATGACTGCTGGGCGCACCGCGCCCATCCCGCGTGATGGCATCATGTCATACCCCTATTAGCAGTAACCGCCCTTGCGCATTTTGGCCGTACCGCCTTTGGCCATCTTGACCTGCTCTGCTTGGGTTTTGCCTTTGCGGGCAACGCCGTCAGCCGACTTGTGGCCAGCAGCCAGACCGCCTTTAGCCATGCCAGAAGGCTTGTTCAAAGTAAGCGGGTTTGGGCCTTTGCGTGGCGAAGTCGGCGGTCTGGAAACTGGATTTGGAGGGCGCGGCGTTGGCGGTCTAGAAACTGGATTTGCTACACGCGGAGCAATGGGGATCTGACCCATGCCGCCCATAGCCATCTTCTTAGCGCTGCCGCCCTTCTTCATGCCCTTCATTTCAGCCATCTCATGCTTCAACATGGACTTAGGAGCGCCCTTCTTCTTCATGAACGACACTTCTTTCTTCATCATTGCTTTTGACTCTTTCATATCGCCACCTTTTGCTTTCTTGGATATACCAGCTTCGGAAAGGCCAATAGCAATGGCCTGCTTAGGGTTAGTCACCTTCTGACCTGACGAGGATTTCAACTCGCCAGATTTAAACTCGCGCATCACGCGGGAAACTTTTGCTTGCGGCTTCATACCATTCTTCCCTTAGTCTTACCCTTTTGGGCAATACCATCGCCTCTCTTAGACGCTGACGAAACCTTGCCGCCTTTTTTAAAGTTGGGCGCAAACTCTTGACCTGTCCGCTGCGCACGTTGATAACCTCTGGCGGCTTGGCGCATCTGCTGCATGTTTGCAAATACAGGTGTACCCGTGCCGTCCATTGTGCGGAAGTTTTTGCCCACTGGGTCGTAACCAAACCTTGCAGCACCGCCAACTTGCTGCGAGTTCAAATAGTTTTGAAGAGTTCTGCCAAGCCCTTTATAGCTAGTTCCATAGGTTCCAGCCATAGGCTTCGGGGCAGGAGTAGGCGTGACTGGCTGCGCTAACGGTCCAGCAGTTGGCGTAGACACAAATCTTTTTGGCTCTACCGGTGCTGTTGCAGGAGTAGATGTAAATGCACCACCCGCCGCCATTTTCTTAACCTTTTTCATCACGCCCTCGTCTTCCCGCGAATGGCGCAACCATCCGCACGTTGAGATGCACTCTTTACTTTGCCGCCCTTCTTAAACCCCATATCCCCAGGAGCCATGCCAGGCTGGATATTGAAAGTCTGGGTTACAGGCTCACTAGGCTGGGTAGTGCTTGCTGCCGGCTGATTGCCATAGAACGGATAGGTAGGCTGTTGCGCAGCAATCTCGCCGCCTTCGGCATAACGCCGAGTACGAGCTGAAGCAGGCTTTACTTTCCCACCACGTTTGTAATTCTGCATACCTTCGCCGAGCTTCTGAGTCTTGCTTTTGCCCGGAAGTGGCGGTGGCTGTTTTTTTGTATATTTTGCTTCCTCTCCAAACTTCTTGGCCGACGGCTTTCCTGGAAGCGGCTTAAAGTCCGGCATCTCTCCCGATAATGACTTTGTGGCCTCCGCATAACCTTTTTCGGTTAGCGTATCCATTCTTTTATATAGCGCGTCAAGCTCTGGCACTGACTCGCCTTTTTCTCGGCGGGCTTCAAGCTCACGAATCCGCGCCTGCATTTTGGTCATGTCGGCCATCAGCAAATTCTCCCGCGTGTCTTGCCTTTGGTGGCAATGCCGTCCGCCCGCTTGGAAGCAGACGAGACTGAACCGCCGGATGCGTACTTTTTAACTGCGCCGCCCTTCTTCATGCCAAGCTTCAATG